CTTCCGTATCCAAAGACGGGGAGTATGTGTTCGAATACCAGGACGGCCCCTGGCTGTCGGCCGATGCTGTGCTGGGTTCCTACAAGAACTGGCGGGATGCGAGCGAATGGCCGGTAAGCGACCGGGCCGGGGAGGTGATCCGCCGCGAAATCAAAAAGCAGGGCGATCCGCTGGAGAAACCGGGCATCGTCGGCGCCTTTTGCCGCACCTACGACATCCACGAAGCGATGGCCGCCTTTCTCGGCGATATTTACGAGCCGTGCGACGTGGAGAACCGATATACCTATAAAGCGGGCAGCACTGCGGCGGGTCTGGTTACATACGACGACCGGTACGCCTATTCCCACCACGGGACCGATCCAGTGAGCGGAAAGCTGTGCAACGCCTTCGACCTTGTACGCCTGCACCTGTTCGGCCTCAGAGACGACGAGGCCAAAGAGGGATGCCCCGTGAACAAGCTGCCTTCTTATACGGCGATGTCGCAGTTGGCCGCAGAAGATAGCGCGGTGCGCAAGAGGCTGGCGGAGGAACGGGCGGCAGCGGTCCGCAGCGACTTTGCCGAAGCCTACGAAGCCGCGGGCGCCGGCGATGAAGAAAATACCGAATGGGAAAACGATCTGGAAATAGACCGCAACGGCAAAGTCCTCGCCACCGCAAACAACTACCTACGTATTCTCAAAGGGCACCCACTGCTGCGGAATCTTACTTACAACGAGTTCAAAAACGCAAAAGAGGTTACCGGCCC